GCAACAACCCCGACAATGTGACCCTCGCCCACGGGCAACGCCATGCGTTGTGACAGCGTGGTGGACATGTCTTGCATCACGATGCCAGCTTGGGGGTAGTACAGACCCGTTTCCTGCTGGTTCAGACCATCGACTTGGGTGCTGACCAGCTCCACAAGTGTGCTGGTGGAAGCCGTGCCGCTGGATGATCCGGCATACATGCTGCTGATGTAGAGCTTCTTGCCCCGAGGCACCCGTCGAAACGACGAGTGAGTGGTGCGCTGGCCTGCTGAGATGCGGCCATACACTGTGCCACCGTTTGTGATGTCGATGGTGCCAGCGGCAATGCCTCCGTTGCCAGCGGTGGCCACATACACGGCCTGTATCCAACGCACATCGGTGGCCACAGTGGTCACAGGGGTCAGGCCGTTCAAGGTGATCAGCTCGACCGACAGGTCAAGGGTGCCGTTGAGGTACTCGATCACCAGTGTGCGGGCACCACTGCCACCAGCGGTGTCGTTGGCGTTTGTGCTGACGATTGACATCTGCACGCTTTGGGGCACATTGAGCACCGATCCGTCTTGGTCACGGATCAGTGTCATGGTGGTGCTTGACGCTGCGATCAGTTTGCCGTATGCGGCAATGGGGTACGCTGTGCGGACGTTGCCACGTGACACCTCGTTCTCATAGGAATCAGTCTTGAGATACTGCTGGAGCCAGTGGCGATCTATTGTCATTTGGTCAACAGAGCCCGTGCTGAACGATTGCCCGATTTGGCTTCACTGGAGAGCAATTTGGCGGCAATCTTGCCTTCTGCCTCATCTTCGGCCAACTCTTTGGCCTTCTCCATGGGATCTTTCTCTTCGTCTTTCCCGTTTTTACCTGCCAGTTTTTCCATGACGAAGCTCATGATTATCTCCCCAACAGCTTGGCAGTGCCCATGCGCTGCTCATCGGTGAGCTTACCGCCCAGCTTGGCACGGCCCACTGTAGGAGTGAGCGACGCAGTGTCGGCTTGAGCGGTCAGCATGGTGGACGCACGGCCACTGGCAGCACGCTCACGCACACGGGCTGCATCGGCAGCGGCTTGAACAGCAGGTGTGGCCACGGAAGGTGCTGCGGCTGCGGAGGTCGGTGCTGGCAGTGCAGCAGGTGTGGCCTTGGGCTTGCCAGTAAACAATTGGCCCACACTGGTCAGTGCTTTACCTACAAAAGACATGGGGTTCTCCCTTAAATCATGTCGAAAATATATCATAGTCGCTCTGGGCGACCCGTCCGGCCATGCGCCCAAGGCGTGTGGTGAGGTTGATGTCACGCCGGGCGATGGGTGCTGCGAAGGTGAGGGCCAGTGCATCGGCATCGTCTGGCGACGCGAGTCCTCGCTTCTTCATGGAGTCCTTGGTCTCCAGCTTGATCTGACCCTTCAGGTGGATACTGTACTCGGGTCCGGTCAGGTCGTCAATGAGTGCGTCATCGTTGTCGATGCACCCGTGGCTCATCCACTCGCGCATCTCGCCCCACATCTCCCCGCGCTTGTTGAGGTACTTGTCAGCGTCGTCGGCCTTCTCGCCGGACTGCACCTCGATCACCCGGTAGCCAAGCTGCTTCAAACGGTCAACCACGCCACCGCCGACACCCCCACCGTCGACGAACACAGCGTCTGGGTTGTACTTGTCGATGAGGGCTGCCACGTTAGCGGCCAGCTCCATGGTGTCCACGCCTTTGTACTTGACGGCATGCAGTGTGCGTGCGTCGCGGCCTCTGCGCCAGCGGATCACGCTCTCGTCGTCGCCGAAACGGGCCACGTCCACGCCCATGAGCAGTGGGGCACCGTTGTCCTCGACTAGCTGGCGCTGGGCAGCGGCTTCGGCTGTGTCGCGTCCGATGAACTGGTTCGAGCCTGTGCGGGGGAACTGACCCTTGACCTCGACTCGGGTGACATCGTGGTCTTCGCCGTACTTGTCTGCGATGCGCTGGTAGACCCCGCCGTCCACGCCCTCGACGGTGCGCGAGTCGACGTACCGGGTACTCCAGAACGAGCGGTCCTTGTGGAACGTCTCGAAGAACCTGCCGGTGTTACGCCGTGGGTTACTGATGGCCAGCCACAGGCGCAGTGGTGCAAGGTCTGTAAAGAACCCCTCTGTCACCTGCCAGATCGGGTCAGGGATACCGCTGGCCTCGTCGAACTGCACCATCATGCCGATCTGACTGTGGGCACCGGCGAACGCATCGGGGTTCTCCTCGGACCACGACTGCGCGTCGACGTAGTAGTACTGGGTGTCCATCTTGAGCTGACTCTGCAAGAGCTCGCCGAACCACTTAGTGGGGCGCAGCGCGGTGCTCGACTTGTCGAACCAGTGCGAGTTGATGCTCATGGTGTGCCACTTGCCCAGCTCGGCCATGGTTCTACTGACCAACTGCTTCTCGGTGTTAGCGGTTACGATGGTGGTGGCCCCGAGCCAGCAGCTCATGACCCACATGTCCAGCATGGACAGCCACGCTGACTTACCGATCCCCCGGCCAGACGATATGCTCAGGTAGATCGGTGACGGGGGCAGGCCAATCTGGGCTTTCTGCCTGTCGAGCATCAGGTGCTCCCCGATGCGCTCGAACTCGTCCCTCTGCCACGATCGGGGCCCATCGATCTGGGCCAACGGGGTGCCCTTCACGCCCCAAGGGAACGCATACAGTGCGAACCCCAGTGGGTCGTACTTGTACTGCATCAGGTCAGTGATGAGCTCCTGCTCGTTCTGCGTGGGTCCTGCTTTACTCATTGATCACTCTGGCTTTGACATCGATCACTCGGGCATCGGCTCGCTGCTGGGCTGCGGCCATGGCCTCGCTCAGGTTCACCGTGACGTTTTGCTCAATCTGCTTGACCTCACCGAAGCGCTTCCTGTTCCACACCCCCAAGAGCCACTTGCGAGTGTTGATGCGCAGGGTCGAGCGCTGGACATCCTCCAAGAGGTCATCTGCGTCAGCGATCACCAGCATCTGGGACGCTACGACCTCAGCACCAATCTCTTGGGCCTCGTAGTACCGAGCCCTACGGGCCTCGTCCTTGTGTATCCACGCGAGCATGCGCTGGTAGTTGATGTCCCGATAGTCCGACTCGATGGTGCTGGTCAGTGGCTGACCCGATGCAATGTCCACGAGGGCACGCTCAAAGACCGCTTCGTAGGCGACGAGTTCTAGCTCACGCCTCGCCCGTTCTCCCTCAGCAAGGAGATTGGCCCGCACGGACGGGGTGATGTTGTCCGGGCTGTCTGGATCAACATCCTTGTCTTCGGGGATCAGCCACGAGGGCAGATCTCCCTGTTGAAGGGGAGTGGTTGTCATGGCCCGAGTGTAATACGAAATTCGATTTTGGAAAAATTTTATATTTTTTAGACCCGGGGTCGATGTATCTCATTATCTCTGTACCCATTGGGTTTTCAATTTGGTTTTTGTATCGCGGTGTCTGGGGGACCACCCTTGTCTACTGCCCCCGCCGCCGCTGGGGCCCCACCCCCCTCCCGGCCCCACCGCGCCCCCGGGCCCGCCCACCAGTAGGCCCGGGCACCCCCGGCCCCCGGGCGCATGCATCCATGGCCACCATGGCCACCATGGCCACCCAGTGGCCCGGGGTCAATCGCTGCATCCATGGCCACCCAGTGGCCCGGGGTCAATGCATGGCCACCATGGCCACCGGTTACCCAATGGGTCACGGTTACCCAATGGGTATTTGACCCAATGGGTCAAGGTTACCCAATGGGTCACGGGTTAATGGCCACCGATTGACCCCGGGAAACCGTGACCCAATGGGTCAATTGGGCATTTTGACCCAATGGGTCAATGATTACCCAATGGGTAGAATCCTGGACCCATTGGGTCAACGATTAAGGCCGAAAAACCGGGACCAGTGACAAACTGTCTCCGCGCCGGCGAGGAGAGAAAAATACGACTTTTTAAAAAGGGTCTTTTTCCTTTCACCCAAACACGTTTCGAGTGCGTTTGTCACTGGCACCGAGAAACCGGTAACCCAATGGCCCAAATGGCCCACGCTGGGAACAATGGCCACCGTGAACACCCGGGCCCACAATGGCCAACATGAACAACATCGAACACCCCCGGGAAAACACCTAGTAAATAAATGTTGACCCAATGGCCCCTAAATGCTATGCTATAGCCTGCTTCGGCAAAAACGCAAACCCCGTAACCTGTAAGGACTGACACCATGCAAATCGAATACATCACTGGCCGCACCTACGATGCACCCCAAGTGCTGCAAATTACAGTGACCGACCAAACCGCCGACGAATGGGGCATTGTCGATTTCACGGCCACATTTATCGATGCATCGCGCCACATTTCCGGCCGCGTTCAATCAATCGCTTTTGCCCCTGACCGAATCGCTCAATCCGTTTTGGCCGCATACGATGCTGGCAACTATTCCCCCCTGTAACCCGTAACCTGTAAGGACTGACACTATGAAATCCACTCTCGCCGATATCGCCTTGGCCGTGGCCATTGGCTTAGCACTCGCTGCCCTCTTGTTGCATTCGATGGATGCCCTCTTTCCCCTGTAACCCCGTAACCTGTAAACCTGGAGTAAATCACCATGAAAACACCAAACCCTGCAATTGATCTCAAATTCGCCGCTGACCGCCTGGGCGCGATTAAAGCAAGCATCGCGGACCTTGAAACTGAAGCCGAGATTTTTAAGGGAGCGCTGATCCTCTCCGGCGCTGAAGCCGTGGAAGGTGACAAATTTCGCGCCGCTGTCAGTCACTGCCCCGGGCGCGTGATCGTCAACTGGCGAGCACTCGCCGAGCACCTGGGCGCGACACCCGCGCTAGTGGAGGAATTCACCGAAACCGGCGTCCCTTATTCAACCGTTCGCGTTTCTGCGCGTAAGGGGGTTTGAAATGCTGATTCTTTCCACAAAACTAAAAAATCGGTTTACGTCAGTGCACCAAGTGCACCTGAAAAACATTCGAGTAAACGACGATAAACGGGGCTGCAGCGGGTTTATCTCGCTGGGTGACCGTATCGTTTATGTCAACACCGAACCCTGCGGCTCGCTGGGTTACATGTACCGAACCGCGCAGCATTTGAAAGACTACACC